TGCTTCGTCATACACGCCCATCGACAGACCCAGCGCCGTAACCGCTTCCACCTTCTGCGCGTCGGGCATGGATGAATTGAGTATCGCTTCCTGCTGGATGTTGAATACAATCGCCGTTGCCCGCTTCTGGTACTCGGCAGTTTCGGCGGCTATGTTGGCGTTTATTTCGTCTTTGTCTTTTTGGTTCTTGGCCTCTGCAAGCTGTTGTTTGTACTCGGCAATCTTGGCGTTGTAATCGTCCTGCGCTTTGCTGATAGGCCCGTTGATGGCGGCGGTTGTGTCCTCAAGTTGCCTTTTGTAATCTTCCTCTGCTTGTGCGGCTTCCATGAGTACCTGCGCCTGCCCCTTCACCATGCCGCGCATAGCTTGACCGCGCAGGGTCCACAGTTCTGTTTCCTGTGATACCTTTGCCATTTCTTCGCCGTACAGGGTGATAGATTTCCCGGCCAGCCCGAAATAAACCATGTTTCGCTCGGTGGCGGTCGCAAGTTCGTTGTGATTGTCTATGGCGTCGGCGGCCTCGTCTATCAGGTCAGACAGACTGTTCTTTGCTTCTCGTGTGGCAGGTAGGAACATATTGCCGACCACCTCTGAAAGGTTGCCCATGCTCACACCTAACCGCTCTGATCCATCGCCCGCCGCGTTGATTTCCTTCGCCGCGCCGCCAAACTCCATTTCTAGTTCTTTTAGGATGACGCCCTGCGCGGAGGCAGTATCCCCCAATGCCATAAAATCTTTGATTTGCTGTTTCTGTGTATCAGATAACTGGACACCGGCGCGTCCCAAGGCCGTCATTCCATCAACAGGATCGTTTAGCGCTTTACCGAGCTGCACCACGGAAGATTGTAAATCCTGACCCATAACGGCAGACATATCCGCCGCCGCGTTCATGGCTTCTGGAAACACATTTGAGCCAACGTTGCGGAATGTCAACATGACGGCCTCAGCAGATTTCACTGCTTCGTCGTCAATGCCTGTCATTCTCGACATACTGGTAGCCATGTCATCTAACTGGTTCGCAGAAAGGCCAGCCGCGCCGCCCGTGGATTTCAACACTGCCCCAAGTTTGGCGTCTACCTGTGCGGATTCGGCGGCAGCTTTAGTGGCTGCTGCAATTTGCTTTGCAACAACTACGACACCAGCGGCAACGCCACCCATGATGCCCATTAGGCCGATGTTTGCTTTTGCGAAATCTCCGAAACTACCTGTAGCCTTTTCTAGTCCAGGTGCGAGTGATTTGAACGCCTTGTCCTGCGCCTGTGCCGCCTTTTCCATTTCGCTAATGGTTTTGTTGTAAGCAGATTGAGACACGCCCGCCTCTTTGAGTTTAGCGGCCATCTTCTGCATTTCTGCTTCTGTCTTTTTGGCGGCGTCAATAAACTTAGAAGGGTCGGCGCTTATTTCTGCATATAGTGAGGCAATTTTTGTTCCTATCTCACACCAGCCTTTGCCCGTGCGCCCGCGATCTGCAAAAACTCATGCAGGTCATGGATGGACAGGCTATCTATATATTCCAGCGTCCAGCCGAACTTCTCGGCCATCTGCCAGCGGTCTAACTCCGGCGGCGCGGTTGGCTCAAATCGTTTCAAGTGGAGCCATACCCGCGCCCCTAAGCGTTTGGGTCCGCGTCCGGCTGGCGACAGCGGGTAAAGAACGCCCGCGCCACCTTGCGGTAATCGGGGAAAGGAAGTGACTGCAAATCCTCCAGCGTCATTCCGGCCACACGCGCCAGGGTTTCGTCGGTCTTGTTGTCATCTTCCTGCGTGTCGAACATGCCGCGGTACTGCTTGATCGTCATCTTGGATAAATCAAAGGTGATCTCTTTTTCATCTGACAAAATTACATCTGCCATGTGTCACTCTGCTTTCTACTAATACGCGGAATCGGTGTGCGCGCCGTTGCCGGTGAAGCCGCACGTCACGGTTGCAACGTCGGCGTAGGGCTGGGCATATTGCCCGCCGTCCGAGTAGCACGGAAACGAAATCTTGCGCTTGCCGGTTGCGGTCCCTTCCGGGCCGATGATCAGCGTCCCGGCCACGCCTGGGGCAAGTGCGGCATACAGGGCCGTCCCGCCTGCGGCGTTGACCAGCTCGATGGATGCGGTCGCATCTTTGATCGTGGTCAGTCTGCCGACGTGGGTGTCGCTGCCTGCCGTTGTTTCGGCGTAGGCCACGGATGGGCTCCATGTCACGTTGCGGTAGTCAGCCGCAAGGGACACAGTACCGCCGGACCAGATCCAGCTTAGTACCATTGTCGGGCCTGAAATGTATTCAGCCATTGGTTATTACTCCTATGGGGTACGCTCTAAGATCGCTCTGTAGAACGCTCCCTGCATATAAATTGCCTTGCCGCTTGGTTGGTTCTCGACCGTTTCCAATTCCTGCTCCCGTGCCAGCCACAGGTTAGTCCATCCACTAACCACGAGCGGAACATTGTCAAGAGCCGTCTCAATCGCGGCGTCGATACTGCCAGCCTGAACCGCGCTCACTCCTGAGTAAGCACGGATAAACCCTAAGTCGTTACGTACCTTGTGCGCCGTGTCGTTTGTCTCAACGTCGCTTTGAAGAGAGAAAACAACATACGGCAATGTCGCCCCTTCCGGCGCCTGGAGGTGATAGATTGCGGATGCTGTACCGTTTGGCATGGTTGCCAAAAGGCTTGTGATTGCCGATGTACCACGAAGGCGGGCGTCAAGCGCAGAGTTGAAAGCGTTCATTTGAATAATTCCTTGAAGGCGTTCATAAACTGTTGCGACCATTTCTCAAGCGCTGGGACAAGGAACGGCTGTGCGGCCATGCGATGTGTCCCGGTTTCAACGAACACCCCGTACTCGACTCCATCCTGCACGGTGAACTGCATTTCGCCCGTCATCCCGCTTTCGCTGGTGATGGAGTTCTTCAACGCTCCTGTGTCAACCGGCGCGTTCTGCGCGGCGCTGCCCGTGATCGCCAGCCCGTACTTCTCGACTATTGCCGCCGCGCCCGGACGCATTTCTGCGGTGATCCTGTCCAGTACCGCCGTGTCCAGTTCGATCCCGCCGACTTTGGTAGCCATTTAGACACGCTCCAGATCGCAGCGCTTTACAGCCTGCCAGGACTGCCCGGAATTGACGGACGTTACAGCGTAGGTCACAGATGACACCACAACGCGCCAGGATTCGTTTATTGTCGCATCATGGGGCAATGACAGGGTGTAGCTTGTGAAAGGCGTCACAGCCCCGCCTGACGTTGTTTCTCGTCCCTGCTTCATATCCAGCCTACAGGCCACCGATGCGGTAGCCGTGCCCCATGTGGTCGTCACGCCGCCGTAGCCATCCGGGGCACTGGTGGGGGATAAGATCGTCGCGGTGTCGGGTAACAGTTCAGCGATTGCCGAACGCATGGCGGCAAGCTCGGAAGCGGAGAGGGTGGTCATAAAATTGGTATCCTGTTTACCCTTGACACGTTACGTAACGTGTGGTATATTAAAACCATTGAACAAGGAGATGGCACGATGTATAACAAACGACACACATATTTCGATGTAGGAAAAGGCAAAGTCATCAAAGAAACGCCGGTTGCCAGCAAGACTATTGACGGACACACCATCGAACTTTGGCCGAGCGAAACATGGGGAGACGAAAGCCCCAGTTGGTATATCGAGATAGACGGGAAAGAAGTAGACGACTTGCACTTTGACAGTCTCGAAGCAGCAAGAGCAGAGTTTGAGGAGTGGTGAAATATGGAAAACAAGAAGCGCACCCACAACCCAGCATGGAAAGACAGCACCCGCCGCGAAAGAATCCAGAAGCGGCGGGACAGGCTGAACGAAATCGCCCGTGCCGCAGGATATAAATCTTGGAGTGAGTACGAGACAGCGGTCATAAACAATCAGGTCCAAATCCAGCCCCGATGAGGGGCTTTTTATTTGTCATCACATATCTCCGCGATACATCTGCACGGACTGGACAGCATCGCCGCTCATGTCCCGGTAATACTCCGCCATTTCTAGGCAATGTTTGTAGACCTGCGACCGGCTGACGCTGTGGTTATCCGTCGAGAAGTCAAACGATGTCGGGGCGTAGTGGCTGGCCTTGCGCCGCCAAACTTCCGCCGCAGCTGCGTCCAGGTCGTAGCTGCGGCCTGTGACAAAGTAGACGGTTCCCGCCGTGTTGCTGCCAAACGTCACAACGCCGCGTCGGTAGTCCGCGTTCCACAGGGCCGTCCCTTGCGTTGCGCCCGTGCTGTCCTGCACGTAGAAAATCGCCGTGCCGCCGGTGGTCTGCTCGAACATGCCGTAGGATGATCGGTACTCGTTGTACAGCAGCGTCCCGCCCGCGCCCTGCGTGGGGTAGGGGGTCAACGGCTGGAATACGATGTCTGTCCGGTGGAGATCCAGAACGT